ATAGGGCGGTTTTGATCCCACATATTTGTCTGGGTTTTTGACCGTATAAATTCCCTGACTGTATTTTAAGCTCATGCTACGATTGTTCTAGCGACAGGTTCAAATGGTGTAAAGCCAGTAGCATTGGCTAAAAAACTGGTTTTATATCTGTTGTAATTTAATATTTCAGCTATGATGTTATTCAATGAAACATCATTTAATCCTTTGAGAGAATCTAACACACTAATAGGATTGTAACCATCTAATTGTGCTTGTCTTATTAATGTTACTGCTGTAGTTTCTGCGGCAGTTGCATCAAAACCTCGACTCTGAAAAAATCCTGTTATCATACTATATGTAGCAGAGTCTATGGCTAATGGTTTAGAGTAATACGAATCCATAGCAGGCACCGTAGAATTTTTATCTACTGGACTAGGAGGAAGATTACTGTATAAATTAGTTCCAGACATATTATATTTTCTTTGCCAGCGTTATCGGACCTGCACTAATAGTCTGTGATCCTTTAAGGCCTCCCCGGCCTGATGCTACGTTAAATCCAAGATTAACTCCAGGAGCTACTTGTAGACCGCCTGCTATCTGTAAATGACCCATGAATAATCCAATAGATAATCCACTGCCACCTTGTTGTGCGTAGGCCTTGTCTACAAAACTTGGATTAGGTCCCCAATTGTACGCATAACTTCCTAGAGGTTTGGTATATTGGGGATATGTTGGTATGTTGCCACGGATTGATGTTTCATTGGGCAGTGTTCCAAGAGCGGCCAGCTTTGAATTTTGAATATTGCCACCTATGCTCAATGGACTAGCATCTGTATCGTAATAACGTGCGGCAAAATTTTCTGGATTAGATCCCTTGACAATTTCACCTTGACGGTAAATCACATCTTCATACACCACGGTCATTTTATTTGCCAATATATTATTACCGTTAGATTGATCTAGTTTGTCATGTTCCCACGAACTGACTAATGGATTAGATAAAGTCATTTCTGTAAATTTATGTTGATGCAGTACAAAAATTGATATGTGATCAAAGAAGTTGGTATTTTGATAATTTTTTAAGCCATAGGCATAATCAGTAGTGCTGTATTTGCTGTTCTGATAAGCCGCATTGCCGTTTGATATATCACCGTAGTTACTGTCTACATAATAATATTTGTAGTAATTTTTCCAAAGACCGTTGGTGATATCACTGTTGTCATCGTGAAATTCTATGCTTACAGGTTCGTAGGTTATCTTAGTTTGGACATTTACTTTTCTATTATATTGATTTACGGTTTCTGTGGCTATTTTAAATTTGGGCATGTCTATTTTTTTAACCAGCAAACCCACATCTTTCTGTGCGCTGTTGGCCCATCCTTGATCGCCTACAACATTGGGATTAATGCTAAATGATACAAAATATAAAAAACCCAATTTAGGAGCACGAGCATAATTATCTGCTACGTACAAACGACTGGCGTGATTGAAACTTTTGAAAATAGTTCCCTGACCATTATTACTGACAAAATTATTAAAGGCTGTACTCATAGCTTTATTTATATCAACAAAAAAGCCCAGCATAAACTGGGCTTGTTTTAGTGCGTAAAACTAATATTAACTACCTAAAGCCCCTGTGCCTCTAGTCTTCTCGTTTAAGGGGCCACCTAATCCAATCAAACCACCAGCACCATCGACCTGTAGGGCATTATCATAACAGATAGACATTTCAATAGTCATGGCTTCTGTGCTCTTGGAATAGTCACCTTGTGAATATCCTACACTCTTTAACCAACAACCTTGTACTTCAAATGCTTCTAGTACAATAGGTTGATACGCTCCATTACCGCCATCTAATATTTCTATCAAAGTGGTAAATTTATAATCTAATCCGCTAGTAGCACTAGACTGTTCAAAGAAATCAAATTGTTTCTGCATTTGTTGGCCAACTTTATTAGTTACAATGTTAGTCATATCATCGCGTACTACAAGTTTGATATCATTGAATTTATGCTTGCCAGCTAGTTTTACTACGCTGTTATATACATCTAATTTAATTTCCTCAAATTCGGGTTTTGGACGCTCAACATTCATAACTTGTTTTGTTAACTCAGTAGATGGCTCACCACCTACGCCAAAATTAATTAATCTCACCCTAAATCTATAGGGCAATTTTGGCATCAATAAACCTTGGGTTTCGTTGCCTACACCGTTAGGTAGTGGAACTGTAAATCTTGATAAACTTGAGATTGGCATTTAATGCTCCTTTTCTTATGTTGCTTGTGAACCGTAGTTACCAGCGGCAATGGCCCCAGTGTTCAACAGTCTTAATGGAATGTAAATAAACTCCACTGCTTTGACCGGTTCAATAGCAATGTCTACATACAATTCTGATTGGTCGATTCGTGCAGGAGTATTATTGGTTGTGTCGCAGACTACAACATAATCATAGATTGCACGTTGACCTACTAACTCTAACATTAGACCCTCGATGCTGGTCTTGATCTCTGCTCGTGTTTGATCGTCATTAGGTTCAAACAAGAATGGCTTACTTAAGATAGCTAACTGTCTACGTAGATAACCAACTAGACGTGCTACATTAATTCTGTCTAATGCACTTGGAGCATTAGCACGAGTATATTGACCCATGTTAACTAGTCCAACACCTGGCAATGTAGCAATAGGATTAATCTTAACACCTGATAGTACATCACGTAGTCCTTGATATAGGCTAACTGTTTTAAACTCACCTGTGCTGTTGACGTATCCTACTGAACTTGCATTGTCAACAGTACCACGACGTGTTCCTGCTGGTGCAAACCATAGATATGATTTGTTATCACTATTGATAATAGTACGTAACATCATATGACTTGGGGGAACAACAATATTGTTTCCTCGGTTGTCATTTGTATAACCGCTAGGGTAAAACACTGACATATAATCATCATATGTAACTAATCCAGACTCGTTATTATCAGCGGCCAATGCAGTGTTATTACCATAGGCTGCTAATGCTGTACCTGTTGGCTCTAAACGGAATGGTGTGTCTGCAACTACAAAAGCTGATTGACCAATGTCTGTGTTAAATGCTACCATATCTGAAATTAATTCTGGATATCCGGGTGTAGCAATCAAATTAAAGTTTAATGTATCAGTATCACGAATACTTTGATTTGTGGTAACCATGGCTTTTAGTGCTGTAGTTATAACACTACGTTGCGCTAGGCGACCAAATGTACCTACATCATTTAAATCATTAGGACTGGCTGTTACCCAACGATCTGGATAGTCTGAATTTGTAATATAATTTCTGTGATATTTTTTAACATTGTTACCTGAACGACGAGTGTTAAACAATCTTGTTCCTGTTGGATACAACTGTGCATTGGGTGCATCAGCATCTACATAACTTGTAACCAAAAGATCAGCAATACTCATCGGAGTATATGATGTACCGTCATTATATCTAGCATCACCAAATACCCAGCCTGTAGGACTAGTATGATCTTTTACATCTTGTATTTCCCAAGCTGAACCGTCATAGACATAGATATTTTGTCCATATTGATCAGGAGTTGATGTATCAATCCAAATATCTCCTTGAGCCAACGGAGTTGTTCCATCGCTTTGTGTAGTTGGTGCACTAGATTGAACTAATGGACCATTAGGGTCTGTAGCTGGGAAAGCAACTCTGTAACCAACCCACTCGTTTCCTTGATTATACATAATATCTGCATCTAATGTGCTGTCAAACCACAATGTTCCATCTGCTGGAGTTGTATATGGAGCATATGGTAATGCTTCATAGACCAAAGGTTTCCAATTTGATGCTCGTAGATCATACATGTCTCCTGCTGGAGCGGCATACAAATTAGCTGTATTGTCAATGTTGAATCCCATGTATGCAAATACATTATTAGTATCTGTAATTTCAAACTCGCCGCCCAATGCGTGAGTAACAGCAAGTCTATCTGTTATCGGATCCCATGTTGCTTTAATATTAACTAAATCAAGATCAGTATTAATACTGCTAGCCATCAAGAACCCTAGGGGTGTTGATGTATTTGTGTTTACTCCAACAGTTACAGGATCACTCCATTGTCCACTGGCTAATGTTTCTCTAATAACAAATGATGCATTAGATGAAGTAGTTACTGCACTGGCCGCTGTAATTGTAGTAGGCGCAGTAGTATATCTAATATAGAGTTCAAAGTTAGTATTGGTAGCAGTAGTTGCCGCACCGTTATCATAATCACTCCATATCATTACAGTACCAACTGGTATTTTACTTCCGCCATGCACTGGATCTAATGCTTGAATAGCTCCAGCTGTACTTGAATAAATGTTTGCTGATACTGTGGTCCATGCTTGAGAACTTCCATCATAATATTTTACATCCCAGCTTGCGCCCTGACCAGGTGTTGTTGTTTTGACCCAGACACTACCTGTTTCAGCATTTAAATGACCTGTTCCTGTGTTTGTAAAATTAGGGTAATTATAATGGGGACTAATAACCACTTGTTTTCCGCTGTCAAACGTATTTTCTACAACTACCCAACCTGTGGTTGATTTATAAAATAATTGATTTTGATTTTCACTGGTAACTGCCATTGCATAGTCACCCACGGAACCAAATGATGTTAGTGGAACTCCACCATTAGCCAATAAATCTGTAAGTTCTGCAATATTGCTATTGTCAATAATCAATGGAGTTTTTGTTGTAAATTTATTAGTATCGCTATTCCATTCGTTTACCCCAAACAGGCTGTTTGAAGTATCAACCCAATATGTACCTGCTGTAGCAATACCCTCTGGTGCGGTACCACTCGGAGTTAATTGTCCTAGGTCAACATCTGCACGAACAACATAGGCCTTACTACTAACACCTAATGTGCTATAGGCCGCTTGTAGACCATACTCGTTAATTTCACTGCCATGTATCGGATTACCAGTTACATCGGTTTCAAAATATGGAGTACCAAATGTATCAGTTAAATCTCTTTGACTGGTAATTACCCAGACTGTGCCAGCATTTGCTGAGGTGGTTCCTTGTGCTGTTCCTGTACCACTAGCATTGATTTTATCTTGTGCTGTTGCTACAAATATCATTGGAACTGTGCCAGGTGCCGCAGGGTTGTAGAAACTTTCATTTACTACTGATATGCTTACGCCTGGTGATTGTAATGTTGTTGCCATCTTAAAAACTCCTTAGTGGATTACTTTGTTTTATTTAGTCGCGGATTCAAAAAAAATCCATAAATATCAGGATAGAAAAGGGAGGAAAAAGGGCACAATGAGAAAACTATGCGCCAATTGTAGAGCACGACCAGTGGCAGTGAACTATTACAAAGAAGGAATCCCCCACTACAGATCTAAGTGCGATCATTGCAGTCGCGGGTA